CGTCGCCGATGCCGCGCCACTCGTGCCCGTCGCCGATGCCGCGCCCCTCTCGCCCGTCGCCGATGCCGCGCCACTCCCGCCCGTCGCCGATGCCGCGCCACTCTCGCCCGTCGCCGATGCCGCGCCACTCTCGCCCGTCGCCGATGCCGCGCCACTCGCGCCCGTCGCCGATGCCGCGCCACTCTCGCCCGTCGCCGATGCCGCGCCCCTCGCGCCCGTCGCCGATGCCGCGCCACTCGCGCCCGTCGCCGATGCCGCGCCACTCTCGCCCGTCGCCGATGCCGCGCCACTCCAGCCCGTCGCCGATGCCGCGCCCCTCGACGCTTGAACTACCCAAGCGATCTGTCCGGCTAACACATAGTTAGACGCAGATTGCCAGTCGCCAACAAACACTACTGTTCCTTTGCGGGCCTTTGCCTTTCCGCAGCCGTTGGACGTAATATCCACAACGTCTTCCGGCTTTGCCGCCAGCACGAGCCACGGCGTATCCCAAGTTGGTTCTTTGCCAACGCCGGGAGATAACCCCCACGGCCATCCATGCAAGCCGCCACCGCATCTGTCGAATGGGTCCCAATCTGGGGCTTCTACGGTTGCTCCGACAGTCAACGGCCAACGGAACCCGCCGTAGGACGTGCCGCCTTTTCCGACGCACTTCACCAGTAGAACTTCGGTGCCGCCGTTGGTCCACTGATGGACCGGGATAATTTCGTTCATGTCGCCCACCCCCACACCGCCGCCACCGTCAACGCCAGGCAGTACACGGCGCAGTAGATCATAAGGCGGCGCTTCTGTTCCCGCACCCTCGCTAGCGCCACCTCATAGTTGGCGCACGCCTCGATGGCCACGAGGTACGCCCGGCGGCAGTCGTATGTTTCGTTGCGCGCCGAGTTCTCTGCATTGTCTAGTGTCATGATTCCCTCGGGTCCTTTATATGCCGGCGCAGAACAGGTCTGACTCCGCAAACTCCGCATCCGCGCGCATCTCGGCGTCGAAGTCGGCGTCCGTGTAGTAGTTCATCGCCGCCCCTTTTCGCGGTACTCCCGGATGGACTCTGGGATGAGCGTCTCGATGGCGTCGGAGATCAACTGCGATTTGCTGATGTTTCTGGCCGCCGCCTCGATTTCCACGGCGCGGTCTACCGATTCGGGCAGGTAGATCGCCACCCGAATGGTGCGCTCTCCGCTTTCCGCGCCCTTGTTGTCTGCTGGCATGATGGTACTATGCTCCCATTCTGCCGGAGTGTCAAGAGAAAAATGCGCGGTGAGTCGTAAGTCGTTGTGGGGAAAAGGAAAATTGCGTGCGCGGCTACTGCTTTGGGCGTGGTGTTGCGGGCGCGCGGAAGAAAAAGGACCACGCGGGGCCTCTGCGCTCGACGCCGATCACATGGCCGCAGCCGTCGCGCAGGTTGAGCACGCCATCGACTATCGATGCCGGGACGGGATGTCCGCACGGGCACGTTGTTTCCGCGCGCGTCCGGCTGCCTTTGATCGAGACTGAGACGGTTCCCGGCGCCGATGAGAGCATTCTTTCCCCTGTTCTATGAGTGCGATTTCCCGCTGCAAATACCAGATCGCCTTGCGGAGATCGGTAGCAGGCGCGCCCTTGTGGCGGCACCGTAAGATGTACTTGACGCTGTTACCGAGATGGTAGCAGAGGCCGAACTGCTCAATTACCTCGATAGCCTCGGCTCCGTCGCCTTTGTAGTGGTCTGGGTTGATAGGATCGCTCATCGTTGTAGGATCGCCGCTGCGGTTCGATTGATGCCCAACTCCAACTGCGGATCGTATGGGGCCTCATTCAGCGTGTGCCCCTGAAGGCGCAAGTGTAGCAGTTCGTGGACCACGGTGTGCGGGATCTCGGAGTCTGGTTGCTGGCGGCGCAGCACCACATCTGCGATGCGGTACTCGGGCTGCCAGCGGCACTGGCCGTCCGCGTCTGCCAGCTCGCCGCGCCGTGACCACCTGCACCGAATGTCCCAATCGGTGAGATCGAGCAGCGCGCGATACTCCGCCACGATCTCACGGACTCGCGCGATTGTCATTTGGCTGGCCAGTAGTGGATTACTACGGCGCGCCTTCCGCTGGACGTTGTTGATACCTTTCGGCCTCGCTTCAACGCTCCCGACTCTAACAGTCGCGCAATCCTGCTTTCTGCCGTAGGCCGAGGGATACCGTAGTGCGCGGCGTATTGGGCCACGGTGAACGCGCACTCGGGCACGTCGTCGTCAACCATCCCGGCGGCGGCGTGAATCGCATCCACGGCCGCCCACGGATCATTCGTCCCAGTCGTGGCCGTCGAACCATTCGTCCCACTCTGCTTGTTTGTCGGCATGAGTCCCCATCACTTCATCGTTACTTCCCATTTCCCATCGCGGTACAGGATCACGCGCGCCATCATCGTCCCGCTTGGAGACATAGCCGCGACTTCTGCGTAACTGTTCCAGTAACCCTGAAAACTGGATGACATGATCCCGGCAATTTTCTGGAGCGATATCTTGTTCGCGGAACGTTGCTGCCGCCAGTCGAACAGCAACAGCGCGTCGTGCAGGTGTCCCACGAAATAGACGTGCGAGTCAGCTTGGCCCATGAAGCGGTGGAGCATCTGGGCCTTCGCACCTTTGGTGCGCGCGCCGCCGCTGCCGTGCCAGATCGAAACCCTGAACGGTTTGTGATCGCCGAAATACAAGTCCAACAGTTGCACGCCGCGCGAATATGGCACCCGGAGATTGCGCGCGATCAGGCGCCCGCAGTCGCCAAACGCCTTGATGGTGCGCCGCTCGTGGTTGCCGCCAGCGTACCCGAGTATGCGTCCCTTGTCTGCCAGCGGTTGCAGCAGGCGCACCACGCCATCCACTTGGTCAATCGGCTCGCCAGTGTTTTCGTATGGGTTGGCGATGCTGAGTACCGTGGCCGCGTCGATGATGTCGCCGCCGAGCACGCAGAAGCGGTACGGGCTGGCGAGAATCCACTCGCGGTACTTGAGGAAGGTGTCCTCTTTGAATGTCCGCGCGCCGTACTGAAGGTCCGTAAGGTGCGTTAGCTCGATTTGCGACGGCGGCTTGGGGAACCGCGCCCTATCGTCGAAGTTGTACTCAACGAACTTTACCTCGTCATCCTCTTGCTGGTTGACTCGCAGGCGCGGTGCAATCAGCTTTTCTCGGAGTCGGTCAATCTCTGCCCAGTCTGTAGGCATTCGGCCTCTCGTATCATCTCTTCGATAGCTCTGACAATGCGCTCGCCCTGCACGGCGCGGCCCATCAACATGATCGGCCGTATGCGCTCAAGCAGAAGGCGTAACGTCTCGGCGTCAAGGGTTGGAGTGCTTGATGTTTTTGAGCGCGTCGGCCGTTTGGGCATGCAAGAGCCTGCACTCGCGGATGGGAACGAAGCCGATTTCCGGATCTGACATATCAGACCGTAGTTCCGCAATCAGCCTCATTGTGTTTTCTGCCTGCGATTTTTCGGACTCCACAATTGCGGAGTGGATCGCCATGGAAACGATGAACCACGTTCCGCCGACGAACCCAGTAGCGATTACCGCGAGCGCGCCAACCGCATCCCAATTGAACGCGTCCGCAATGTTCGCAGGTTTTGGATCGGCCGCTCCCAACAGGAGGCCGCCAATGATGAGCGAGAGCCAGAACAATGCCAGTCGTACCATGTCAGTCTCCTATGTCGGATTGTGTCTACACCGCCTCGGTCCAAGCGGACTGCCTGCCGCCCGAGTAGCACCACCGGGCCGGGTTATCCCGCACGTCAACGTGCAGGAATCCCCGCGCATCGTCGCGGCCGAACCCGCTGAACGCCGCGATCCGGCTGGCCGCGGAATAGAGTTCGGCCGCCGTCATCCCAGCCACCCGGATGTCCGCCGCCCGCCCCAGGACGTGCTGCGAGTTCGCGGCGCCGCCTACTCGAGCGTTGTGCTCCGGGCAGCGGTAGCCGGATGTGATGATGATCGGCCGGCCAAGGTCCTCTCGAAGTTCCTGGAGGCCATCGACGAGCCGTTGGTCAACCTTGACCTGGCCGCAGCCGCAACGACACGCGAACTCCGACGCCTTGAAGTTTGCGGACAGTTGGTAGTCAACGATCATTTCTGGGCCGGTTGGCTCTTATTGCCTGCGTGCTGTACGATGCTCTGGCCGGCCGCTACCAACGCAGCAACCAGCAGCGAAACCCACGCTGGTACATCCTGCATCGTCGCCAGCGATACGTTGACAACCTGTAGGCCGCTGAGTACGGCCTGGATAATAAGCAAGGTGGTTGTGCTCATTTTCCGACCTTTCTTAACTTGATTGTGATCTCCACTTCCGTTTCGTCGCGCAACTCCTGGACGATTTCCTTGAGGCGGTCGAGCGCGCCCATCAGGGACTGGCGCATCTGCTCGATGTCCTTCGACTCGACTACATCTACGAGGCTCATTTTGGTTGCGAGTGCCACGCGAGGCCGATGCCGATAGCGGGCTTTACCGCCGTGGTCTGCGTGGCCGCGTTGCTCTGTTTGTTCAGGTTGATGACGCCGATCAGCTTCAGGGCTGGAAACTTCATCCAGTTCCCGATGCCGACCTGAACGACGCCACCCATTGCCGAGGCGAACGACACATCGCCCGCCGTGGACTCGCCGCCGATCTGCGCCAGCACTCCGAACGACACCCACTTGTCGCTGTACACCTGGCCGTAGAAGCCGCTCAGGAGTTTTGCGCCGTCGCTCTTGGCGATGACGGTGTTCCACGAGTAGACGTTCTCCGCAATTCGCGTCGCGACGCCGCCGCTGAGGATGGTCTTCTGGCCGGCGTCGGCGTAGTGATCCCACCCGCCGCCGGCGAACAGGATGTACTGCGCCTGGTCGGACGCGGCCAAGGGAAGCGAAAGAAGCAACAGTAGAAGGAGGGACCTCATGCTACCCCTCCACCGGATGCGCGGCGTACCACTTCAGTGTCTTCAGGACCGCCGCCGCTGGGTCGATCTTTTCCTTGGTCATGTAGTCGTAGTGGTACAGGGACAATCCTTGCACGTAGTCGGTTAGACTCGGCATAGAGACGTTCGCCATGACCACGAACACCTCTCCCTTGAAGTTCTTCAGCCGCACGAACTCGGCTTTCGCTTCCTCGCCGAGCGCCGCCACGATGTTTTGAACCCAGGCGACGAGGGCCATGTTGCGAACGTCCCTTGGCGCTAGTTCCACGTATTCGTATCCGTACCAGTCTTTCATTCTATGCGGCCTCCCAGCCGCGTTCCTTTGCGACCCGAAACGGGTCTGTCTTTTGCTTCCGAATCCGATGCCAGAGGCACTCGATCAGGTGCCCAACCTCGTAGGCCGCGCCCATGTGCGGGTTATAGCGGTCGAAGTCGATCTCGATCAGCAGGCCGTGGTTCGGGTGGCGATGCTCGATCACCTGGGCCGCCCACATAGGGCGACGCTCTTGCCACCCCATGACTGCCGAAGGAACTCCCCAGGGGCGATGGGCACGAATCGAAGTAGTGCGGCGATCCATATGGGTGCGGCACCACAACACCATTTCCTGGGAGTGTGCGAGATAGCAACGATCTTCCTTTGCTTCCCGAAGGGACGGGAGGGGGCAGCCGACTTCCGTCGCCCAGCACCGTACATTCGCCCAGCACCGTTCCTCTTTAGTCATCGCACTACAAGCGTCCCCTGGAGAAGAACGGTACCACGAAAGATGGAGTTCGCCTCCGTGTTCACCTCTTCCAACAAAGCCTCTTGCAGAATACTCCAGTTCACCCCCGGGTCCGTTCCGGCTGTCCCTTGCCCCTTGTAAGCACTCGACGCGCTGAGGCTGTAGTCGCTGGATTCGGCCAAGCCGGGGGAGGTCCAGCCCACCGCCGCAATCCGCGCCCCGTAGGTCGAGCCCGTAGGCCAGTAGTTGCCGCTTGGATACGCGGCGCTCTCCGTCGCCACGCTGAGCAGGTCGGTGGTCTCGCTCGTGCAATTGGTCGGGTCCGTGCATCCAGTCACGATAACGTTATGGTCAAACGTCCACGATGGCGTTGAAGGGACGCGGATCGCAATCGCGTTCAGAGCCTCCGAGCCGTAGCGGATCGTGCTCAGATCCGGCGTCCCGCTCTCGTTGGCATAGGTCACGCGGGAGTGCAGCCCCTTTCCCCAGCTCGCCCCCATCTCCGATTGCTGCAGGAAGAAGATGTTGTCTTGAACGGTGAGCCCCTCGAAAAAGCCGTCCGTCAGCCGGAGCATGGATGGCTGGCTGCCGATCCCGCCATAAAACGTGTTGTGGCGGATGATCCAATCCTCGCCGCCGACGAGTGCTTCAATCTGGTGCCCGCGCATAGCGCCGTCCCAACCGGGTCCAAACGTGAACAGGCGGCGCTCGAAGGCATCCGCCTCGCAGACGTTGTTTTCAATGAGCAGGCGGACAAGCAGCGGTCCTTGCTGATAGTCAGCCTCGGTCCCGGCAATCTGGAAGCAGGACGGGTGCTTCACGATCAGGTTGTTTCGGATCGTGACGTCCCACATGTTCGGATACTTCGGCGTGGATGACGCATCGGTGCGGTTCGCCAGGTAGATCGCCGATGAAGGCACCCCCGAAACACCTACCCAGGCATCGAGGAACTGATTGCCCTCTACCAGAACCGTGTTGCCGGACTTTAATTCGAAATGCTGTCGTCGCAAGCCGACCCGGTTGGAATCGCCGGGAGTCTTCACGAACAGCGCCGGATCGCTCTGAAAAGTGTTACGGATGAACTCCAGGTTATCTGCGTTAGGACTTCCGGTCTCAGAATAGACATTGATCCCTGTCGCGCCGAAGTAGTTGTTTCGCGCCAGCAGGTAGTGGATGTTGCTGAGGTAAAGGTCAAAAGAACCCTCCCACCCTGCACCGCTGTCGCTGCCGTCCTGTATGGCCCAAGGGACGCCTGTCGATGTCCCGCCCGCCGTCTTGAACTGCGCGTTCGTGATGACGGTATTCCCGCTGTCGTCGTTGGCCATCAACCGGAAGGCGTTGACCGGAACCGCTAGGGTCGCGTCGTAGCTCGCCGTACAACCCGTGCAGGTGACCGACAGCCCGCTGGCGATGTCATGCTTGAACTTCACCGAGCCGTCACGCTCTGCGTAGAAGCGGAAGTGGCCAGTCCCGGAACCGCTGAGTTCCACCGAAAACGCGCTGATCGAGGCCGAAGCGTTCCCGAAGTAGACCGTCCCGCCCGTGTAGGTATTCCTGGCGGCCGACGTGTGGGTCACCGCGATGCCACTCTGGTACGCCCGCCAGATCGACATCCCGCTGAAATAGTTGTCCACGAAGGCGATGTTCGAGGGTTCGTCAGCAAAGATCACCCCGATCAGGGTCCGATCCGGGTAGCCGCGTCCGTTGAACCAGCAGCGGTCCCATACGAAGTGATGAATGTTCTTGTAGAGCCCCACCAGTTGCCGCTGGTATCCGGCGCTCCCGTTCACATCGTTCGTTCCCGCAATCGGCGGGAACGTGAATTGGATGCCACTGAACCAGTAGTGGTGGGAGGTCCACTCTTGGTATTGGCCCGTGTTGAAGTTCGAGTTCCCGCCGCTTCCAACGGTGTTGTTGAATGTGACAAGCTGCCCGGCGTACTCGGCTGGACTGAGCCGCGTCCCGAAGGGCGGTAGCGTCCCTCCGCTGCGAATCACGATCCACCCTGACCCGGACTTGGCCGGGAGGGTCAACCAGTCGGGCGTCTGGTTCTCCCCACCGATTGTGCAGGTTGTACCCGCCGGGATGACCACATGGACGGTCTGGTCCGTGTAGGTCGCGCTGGCTGCCGCCGCAATCTTGCTTTCCAAATCGGAGCAATCGCCCGCCACCGTGAGCGTCGCATCCGCCGCCGGAACGCTTCCCGGCATCCAACTGTTGTCCGGCAACGAAGGCAGCGCCGGGTGGGAGGACGGTTCCGCCAATGTCGTGAATTCCACCTTCGGCGACGATGCGTCACAGGCGACACAGTTCGACGACGCGTCGCACACCTTCGGGCAGGCGTAATAGGTCGTGCCGGGAGTCAGTCCGGTCACGACAATGGACTGTTCAGTTGCATAGCGGTTAGCCCATTTGCCGGTCTTGTAGCGGTACACTTGGTTCGCGTCCCAGTAGGCTTTTGTGTCCCATGCCACCTGCTTGTTGACCGCAGGCGAGGCCGTGAAGGTGACGCGGGCCGAGGAGTGAGAGATGTTGCTGACAGTCAGATCGGAGATCGTAGGATCTGCCGCCAAACCGGGCACCGTGCAAAGCAGGGCCAAGATGAAAAGGAATCGCTTGCTCATCGTGATACCGTAGCCTTGTAAGCAACGTAGTCAATGTTCAGTATTGCCGTGCTGCTCCCATCAGATGTCACCACAAAAGCAGGACCGTACCCAGTATATGTCTGGGGTGTAAAGGTCATATCGCACCCAGAGGCACACATAGAGACCTCAGTCCCAAAGTTCCCAGTCCCATTGGCGATAGACAACAACCAAGTGCCAGCTGTAGTGCTACGTACCCGCACCGTCAGCCACGCCGTCGTATGGGACACCCCGCTGTCACGAGTGACCGTACTCCCGCTCTTGCTTCCCACCCAGGTCCAGTTCGTGTCCGTCCCTTTCAAGAACCGAAGGTACACTCCGTACCCGTTCGTCAGATCGTTAAACAGCCCAATCTTGTAGGAAGAGTGCCCGTCACTCCCGAAGTAGGACTTGAACGCAAACCGTACCTCCCAAACGGCAAGCTGCGTCAGGTCACCGAAGCCACCAAGGTACTCCCCGGCAGGAACCTCCAGCTTGCAGGAACCCGCAGAGTCTATAGACGGTCCAATGATTCCAGGACGGTTGTGGTCAGTCGGCGGGTTGCCGAAATAGCAGTTGGTCGCAGCCCAGTTCCACTTACCCATCCCATAAGTGCCACTAGTACTTGGCCCTCTGGAGATAAAGTCGTCAATGTCCTGAGCCACAGTACGGTCAAACACGTCATAGCTGCTCCCCCCAGACGGGGTATCGCACGTCCCGTCGCTCTTGAGGTATCCCGAACACGACCCCGAAGCCCAAAGTGCAGTGACATCTGAGTAGCCTGCGGCGCTTGGGGTGCCGCTAGAAGCCTTGACTACGCCCGTCAAACTGGATGCCGCCACTCCACGGGAACCGCCGCTGCCGACGACCAGCTTCCCATCACCAATCGTAGCGGCCGCCGTGACAACGCTTCCCGTAGTCGCTAGCTCGACGGTGCTGCCCCCATTGGTTCGGAACAGCGGAGCTCCGGTGCTGGAGGCCCCGTACCCGGACATCCCCGAGGCAGGCTCCTCTAGGGTGGAGCCGGTCTGGTTCTTCACGTCGACCTGTCCGGGGGAAGTCCCCGATCCGCAGGAAAATACGCCCCCCACCTCCTTACACGTAGAAGGCTCCATTACTCGCCCACTCGACGTCACCGCCTTGGGTATCTGCCCCGCCACAGTAAACTCGCTAGACAGAGTAGGAATGTTTACGAGGTTCGCCCCCAAGGCCGTCTCAATCGCCTGAACCTCTTCGCGCAGTGCGTTGTGATAGTACGCCGCGATTTCCCCGGAAACGCGCCGCCCGGCACTGTGCGATGTGGCAACGGAGCCATCGAATCCGCGCGAGCCAGAGCATAGCGTCAGCGTGTTGCCTGAGATCGTACAGATTTGCATCTTCTCCGAGTCGATGTAGATGATTTGCTTCTCCGCAAACACCGAGCCGTTCGCAACGTACACCGTGAGCGACGACGAATCTAGGGCGGCGGTGAGGTTTGTGGCCGCCTGATCCTTGGCAACCCCCAGGGCCTCATCGTCGGCGATGGCCGTAGGGTATGATGCCGTTTGCCCGAAGGCAACCAGGCCCACCGAAAGCAGCAGTACAACAGTTGTCCATTTCATTGCGCCACGCTCCTTAGATAGCGGATCAAATCGATGCGGTAGTCGCCTGCCGCGATGGTGTACTCTGCGGTGTCCGGGGCGATGCACCGTATCGTCAGCGACCGGATTACCAGGTCCGCGCTCACTCCGATTGATGGCACGGAGATGTGAATCTGGCAACCTACGCTCAGCCCCGGCTGGTAGGTCGTGCCTCTGAAAGTGACTACCGGGTACGCGTACCGCACCACCTCTGCCGTGGCGCGCTGGATGGCCTCCGCTTCGGTCGTGATCTTGGAGTCCACCACCGTCTTTTGGAATTTCCCGTACAGCGCGATGCTTGCGTCGTCCTGATACGAGCCAGACACCATTTCCCCGGCGACGTAGTTCACTTCAAGCACCGGATCGTCGTCGCCATCCTGCGCCGAAAACGTCACGTAGTTGTCTCCAGTGGGAGCCGCCGCGGTTTTGATGTGGATGCGGAATCCGGTGTACCCGGTGAGGTTTACGTTTGTTGGCGTGGTCAGCGGGATGCTCCACCACTGGCCGGATGCTGGCAACGTGGAGAGTAGCGCGTATCCGTAGGCGTCGTTGTTCGGCGTGCTTGTCCAGTCGGCATCCCCAAGCGGCCAATTCGTGCCGGAGTACCACTCGACGCCGATCTCTGCCGCATCGGGATAGGCCCGCGCCCCGAGCTTGAGCTTGAGCGTGGCACCGCTGACCACCGCAGTATCGGGCAGGGCCGAAGTGTCGAAGCGCACCGCGCCCACCGTCACAGTGTAGGACGTGCCGCCGTACTCGTAGTCGATGTCAAGGGACATGGACGTTAGGGATACATAATTACCTCCCTGAGGGGATCCTCCGGTCCCGAGCTTGCAAAAAAACCTGATTCCGGTATAACCAGTCTTGTTGATGTTTGAATTCGGGTTGCGAAGCGTGATCTCGGCCTCAACGCCTTCCGTTAGGTCACCAAAAGCCACCGCATAAAACGCGGACTCTGATGTGGTGGAAGTATAGTCAGACGTGTCAATCGGCCAGTTTGATGATGCGTAATATCCTCCGCTTAACTTTGCGTTGTCTAGTCCTGAATTGTGTAGGTCGTATGGAGTGACCTTCAGTATTGCTGCGGTAACAGTCGCGCCATCTGGAATTCCTGACGTGTCAAACCGGGCAAGCCCCAGTATCATAACAAATAGCCCCGTCGCTGAATCGCAGCTTGACGATACAACCGCCGTCCCGTCAAACGTGTAATTTCCAGTTGGCGGCGGCCACGAAGATGACCATGCTGAACTAACCCAACCGGCGTCCTCTTCGCCCGGCGTCACATTCCCGCTGCTCGGATTCGTCCGCTTGCGCCGCGCCACGAACGTTGAGCCGTTCGTCGTCGTGGTGTACGCCCCTGCGGGCGGATACTCCGTTGAAGACGATACCCGCTGTACTTCTCCATCATCGCCAGATGCCGGAGGATTGTGCGATGCAAGCGTGGCATCCTCGAAAAGCATGTTTGCCGCAGTCGCGGAATTGCATGGAGCCGTAAACTCAGACGCATAGGATAGCGTTCGCTTGATGTCGAAAGCCGAGATCAAATCAGCATCTTCAGACAAGCCGAACGGTGCCCACCGCTCGGTGACATCGTGATACCACAGGTTCAAATCAGCGTCGAGATACCATATCGCTTGCGAAATCTCGGCAATCGCTTCAAGGCAGGCCCGCAGCGTGAGGTTTGTAAGGTCTATCCGCTCAATCGCGACAACCTCGTGCACGTTGTCCGTGTTGATTTGCGGCGCGGCTGGCGATCCCGAAAGCAGATACTTCCCAAACAGGTAGTCGATGATCTGCTTGTCGGTCTGCGACGTGAAGACCTCTTCGCCGGTGGTGGCCGACGCCAGCAGCCGCGTGTGATCCTGGCACGAAACCGCCCACCACACGCACGGATTGTTTGGATCAGTCTCAAGCCCGGCGATGTCGGCCTCGATCTTGGACACGTACCCGGAGAACAGGATGCCGTCTTGCCCGTAGCACACTACGGAATCAGCGACGGACACCTCACATGCCCCGGTTGGCAGTAGCAGGCGAAACGCCATCGTGGACACTGCCCCGTCCGTACCGGTGGTGATCGTCGTCCCCGACGCCGCGCATTGGTGGATGCGCTCTACGCCGCCCACTACCAATGAGCGCAGCACATCACTCGATCCACCAAACAGCCGCGCGCCGAACTCTCGCCCGCCTGGTGTCGTCACGCAACCCCCATCTGCAATCGCAACTCAGCCATCACCGCACGCGCGATCACGTCTGCCGAATCCGATCCGCCGCTGACGTTGATCGTCACCGAGCCAATGCCGCCGATCTTGTCGCGGATCTCCAAGGCCGTGCTCTTGATCGTGTCCAGCGACGGATTAATGTACGATGCCCCGAGCGACAGCAGAATGTCGCGCGTCGATTCGGCGGCCTTCACCAGCGGCCCCCAGGACAGTTGCTCGTTGATCGAAAACAGAACCCCGAGAATGCCCTGGTCGGCGCGATTGCCCAGGTACTCCATTGCATAACGAGTATTCAGCTCGATTGCATTGAGAGTTCCCTCCTGCCGGGCATTCTGGAAATTGGAGATGATGCCAGAAACCATCGAGCCAACCGATCCGATGGCCCCGATAGCTCCCCAGATCCCCGAAGACGCCGCCCCCACTGCGGACCCGGCGCCACCGCCCGCGCCGCCGGCCGAACCGGCAATGTCTGTCACGCTTCCAGCGGCGGCCGATGCGCCACCGCCGAAGATGCTAGACACCTTAACCCCAAGACCATCCAGCGCAGACGACACCGCTCCCAGGCCTTCACCGCCGAGCAGTTTGACGATTGATGTCGAGATGAATTCCGCAATCGCGTCCATGAACGGCGTGATGAACTTCTCCGTCACCGCCTGCCCGAGCGATTGCAATGCGCTGATGCCCATCTCCTTCCACGATCCCTCGCCAGTCCACAGCTTACGGTTGATGTCGTCACCGAGCCGCGTCATGATGCCGCGAACCTCGGAACCAAACGTGTCCCAGCGAGACACCATCGCGCTGGTGGCCGCCGTTGTTACCTCAGCGGCGGAGGCAGTCTCTTCGGCATAGGCGACAACGCCGGCCGTTGCGTCCGCCTGCGCCTGCGTCAGCAGATCCGTTACCGCTTTCGACTGTTCAAACGCCGGGGGGGTTTGTTCGGCTATTTTAATCAGGCCGTCTATCGCATCGGCATAATCCTGCACCTTTTCGCGCGCAGATCCAAAAGCCGCGTTCGCGCCAGTCAACAAATAGTTTGAAATGCCCTCCGTCACTTCGCGCGCCTCAATCGTCTTGAGCGACATCTCGAACAGCGCGGTACGGTTTAGCTGCTTCTGTCTCTCCCAATCCCTCATCGCTCTGGTTAGACGCGCAACTTCGGCCTCGTATGCCTTGGCCGACTTCTCTTCTTCGGCTAGTTGCTCTTTGCTTTTTTTGGCCTCTGCGGTAGCTGACTTCTTCGCGTTTGTGGACTGGAGAATAGCGTCGGTAGCAGCCTTTACCGCCTCTGCGTTTTTAGCCTGCACGATGTTCAACGCGGATAGGCTCATCGCCTGATCGTTGTTAACGCCGAACATCGTTCGGCCATCGGTGATTGCCGGGGCAAGGGCCTTCACACTTTTCGTAACCGCGTCAGTGTAGTCGTCCGTTTTTTTCGTAAGCGATAGAATGTCCGACGCAACACCGTTTAGAACGCGGCGGATGCCTTCTCCTGCGGGTTGTAGCACGAGTTGGATCTTGTGCCAGGTGGTTGTCCAGTTTTCGGCCGCGTCATCGTTTGCCTTAGCGACAGCGTTGATTGTGGACCGAGACAACTCCAACGCGGCGACAAGTTCTCCGATTTCAAACCGCCCCTCTCGGATTGCCGCCGCCATGTCCGGACCCGCGCGCGACCCGAACACCTCTAGCGCGATTGCGTTTGCCTCGCCAGCAGATCCCGCTCCCTTGATGCGTTCTGTTATATCAGACAGTGCGGCCCCGGCGTCGGTAGCGCCCTCCTTCGCCATGCGCGTAAGGGCAATACGCAGCGACCCCATTACCAGTTCGGTGTTGACGCCCTCTTTCTCGAACTTCCCAACAAGAGCAGCGGAGTGCTCAAAGTCGAACCCCATCTGACGCAACGGAGCGCCGAACTTGACCATGGTTTCCGACAGCCGATCAATGCCCACGCCGGTCTGCTGCGATAGCCGGAAGAGAAAGTCGAGCGTCCCGGACTGCTTCTCGGTCTCAATCCCCCAATCCCCGAATACTCGCGTGACACGCTCAATGGCGAGCGTTACATCCACGCCGGTCAACCGGGATAGATTAAGAAACTGCGTACTGACTTGCTCTAGCGCCGGCCCCGTAAGATCGAGGCGAGACTTGACTGCGGAGATGGCATCGGCGACGGCGGCAGATGACGAAGGAACACTGCCGTAGACGTTTTTGAAACTCGCCTCCAGCTCATCTAAAACGGCTCCGGTTGCTCCCGTCCGCGCCGCAATCGTGTCCATCGCGGCATCGTATTGTTCCGCCGACACAAACGCAGCCGTCCCAATCGCCGCCACCGCGCCGATGATCCCGGCCGGAGAAAGGATGCTCCCCGCCACGCGAGACAGGAACGCGTCCATGTCCCCGGCCCCAAGGATTACCTTGTCCAGCCCGGCGGTAAAGTCCGATGAGTCGAGTGAAATGCGCGAAACAAGATCGGTCAGAACCTCAGCCATTGTTGTCCCCCATCGGCACGATTTGATGCGTCTGCTTGCTGGCCTGCTCGATCAACTTCTTTAGCCCGATCTTCACCATTTCGCGCGCCTCTGACCGGAACCCCTTTACGGCTGGCGTCCACGCCGGGCGCGGAGACATCTTGCTGGTGCCTTTCTCAAACATCGTTGAGAGTGATTCGCCGACCAACTTCCCCGCGTTCTTCCCATACGGCAGCGCGGTCCACTCGACGTAGCCAGGCCGCCATGGGCGTTTACTGCCGCGCTTCCCAATACCTGCGAGCACGGCCACGCGAGACCGCGAACCGCTCAACACAGAGCCGATGGAGCCGTCGCCTTTAGAGCGAAGCGATTGCGGCCAGCGATCATCAACGAACGTGTTTTTGCGAACTTCTTCCGGCCATCCTGCCGACGCCATGTTTGCCGACACCTTCCGCATCAGCGCGCGGGCAACATCGCCGAACAGCTTCGCGCAATCCTGCGTCGTGGTCGCTCCGCCGATGGCCTTAAGCTGGGTAACCAGCGGCTTCACCCCTTTAGTGTTTAAGCCTACGAAGTTTGCCGCTGGCATCTCTTGAGGTATCCCTCGATCTGCGCGCCGAAGACCTTCATGCGCGACACGGCAGCGGATCGTAAGTCGCCGCGTTCTTCCGACTCGCTACGCAACGATGGGAAGAAATCAGACGGCGAGAACACCTTGTCCGTCTGCTTCGTCCGCATCGTGTTCGCCACAGACGCAGCGATGATCCCCGCGCGATAGTTCCAAGCCTCATCGTCGGCGTGCGCCTTCAGCAGCGCCGCCGTCTCTCGCGGCGTCAGCCGCCAGAACTCTGCGTCGCCGACTCCGAGGGCTCGGCACTTGGCCCAGATTCCGAGCCAGTCGTCGTCGGTCCACTCTCGACGCTGGCCTTTGGAGGGCGGCTAACGGCCATCTCCGAGTGCGCGCGAATCGCCGCCACATGCCCCTCAATCCACTTCGCATCGCCGGGGATGATGTCCTCGAATTGCTCCAAGGTCATGTCCCCACGGTTCGTGCAGCAGTCATACAGCAATCCCGGCAAAAGATCCGCTAAAGCATCCGGGGCCGGTTGACCACCGGCCCCCTGAAGCTTCCGCATTTTCTCTGACAGGCGCTTGACGCACGCCCAACTGGAGTAGAAGTTGTACTCCTTACCGTCTGCGAGCGTGATCGAATACGGCGCTAATGCGCGTTCAGTCACAGTGTCTCCTAGTCAATCTCCGAGGCATACGGCGTGTCGAAGAACGTGTAGCTGTCGGAATACATGATCCCGAGGTTGAGCATTTGCCATCCATTGATCGGCGTGGTAACGTCGGCCTTGTTGACGTATCCCTTCCACTCCCACGCGATGAACAGCGTAGCCGCTTCGTTCGTCGGGACCTCGACGCGAAACCACAACTCCGTGCCCGCCGTGCGCGCGGCAATCATCGCCATCTGCCCGGCGTCGGATGCGTCGAAGTGGAACGTGGCCGCGATGTCGGGCACGTCCCTCAGCCCTAGGCCATACGACTTGTAGCCGTTGGTCCCGTGGGTCGTCTTTTCCAACTTGTCAGCCACCGGAGCCGGTGGCGTGGGGAAATCGACCAGCCCCGTAAGTTCCGTCCAGGAAACCGGGGAACCGGTCGAATAGGCGAACTTCACTCCATCACCTAGAATCGCCATGTACTACCTCCTCTGCCTCCCGGCAGTGGTGTATGCGCGATGCCCGTCTTCTCGACGGTCTATCGGCCTCGCGCTAGGCCGCTCTACGCGAGAGCTTTGGAAATCTGAAATTGCAGCGCGAAATGCTCAACGCCTTCTTCATCATTGCGGCCCATGTAGTAGGTGCCGCTCTGCCACTGGGATTTGAGATACAGCGTGATTGGAGAGTCGAGCGGCTTCGTGCCGTCTAGCGCCGAAACCACCAGCGCCGCGATTTCCTCTCCGTTCGCAATGGTGTCAGCAAAGATAGAGACCTCGTAACTCCACAGGATACCTACTGGGGTTTTGCCATGTTCGCGTCGCGGAACGAGCGCCGAAGGGTAGTGCACGATGAACGGCCGTTCAAGCGACTCCCACGGCCCCGGAGCGCGGATGTTCCCGGCAGCGACGGCGGCGGCCAACGCCGCATCGTTTTCCAGGACGTATTGCACGGCCTCGATTACCGTCACAGGATCTCCTTACAGGCGAACCGCAGATAGCGTCGATCCCCTGCCGCGTCCGTAGCCTCTTTGATGTCGAAGGTACGAGAGCAACACGTATCGACAATCCGCATGTCGATGGTTACTCCGCTCATCCACCTGGCCTCGATCATAACGGCAACTTCCGGCCATCGCTGCTGTAGCGCGTAGATCTCGCGGCCGTTCAAGCCGCGCACCTTTGCCCATGTGGTGTACTTGGTGGTCCAGGTATAGACCGGTTCGCCCCGCGTGCCGTGGGACGTGACGAACTTCTCTTGCACTTCGATCTTGTGCCGGTATCCGCCTACGCTCATCGCGCCCTCGGAATTGCACCAGAGCCAAGCAACACCGAAATGCCAAACGGAATTTCGGCACCGGTTGAACCGGGCTTTGAGATGGCCTCAGGAGACTCGTACCAGTGCTTGATAAGCATCTTCATGCCGACCACAATTCGCTTTCCGGCGTCGGCCCAAAATGCATCCGTGGCGGCCAACCCCGCCGTGAACCGAACGAGGATCGGCGACGACGGCCACGGCGTGAACGTCGGCCACGACTCGCCGTAGACGGGCATGATTACGCCCGGTTGCTTCGCGGTGTCCACAATGTAGTCTGTGTTTTCCGTGAGCGCCGTAACCGTTCCGTCGCTGTCCGTGTACTGCACCAGGTCTACCGTCACGAGATGCGGGCGCAGTGAGATTGTTGCTGGAAAACTCTCCATTGTCAGATCAAATTGCTTCTGCACTAGGTCGCGGCCCTGATGGAGTTCGGCAACCTCACGCGCTGCCGATATCAGCGACTCAAGGAGTGCAGTCCTGTTCTCGTCATCCGGCGACAACGACGGCAGCGATAGATAGTGCTCGACCTCGGCCACCGTCAGTGGCTCGGTGAACGACTGCGGAGGACTCGATACAGTAAGGTTCAGTGTCATCTCGCCTCCACAACGCCAAAAAGATTCAGACCAGAGAATGGCTTGCTACCATGTTCCAGCAGCAAATTGCGACACGCTGCTTCGTGCCACGGCTCCAGTCCCGAACGGTAATACTTCATCCAATCCTCGTAGCCCGAGAGCCATTCTTTCGGCGCGGCCTCCAGCCGCATCCCGGATTCATCGAGCGCCATGCTGTACATTCGGTCGATGCGGCCCTTGGGCATCTTGGCGGCCAACGCCTCACGCATCTTGTACAGCGCGTGCTTCGCCGTGAGACGCCGCCAGTCCGCAAACTGGAGATGCATCACGCCGCCCAAGCTGCGCTTCGTGGCGGGCAGCGGAAGTGCGTTCTTCGGCTCGCGTTGGTGCCACTGGTAGCCGTCCTTTGCGCCCCAGTTCAGCATGGGATGATCCGCAAACGCCAGCGATAGATGGCGGTTTGACCACACCGAGTTATCCTGCCGGTACTTGTCCAGCCCGCGCCACATACAGAACATCGGAACGCACATCACGCGGGCAGCTTGAGCGATGGACAGCACCATCGGCTTGATGCGCTTCACCAGGTTCGCCGTCATCACTTCATCGGCGTCAACAATGGCGATGTGCGTGGCCCCGCGTTCCCGCGCCGTCTCCAACAGCCGTTGCCGATGTTCCATCTCGGGCCAGTCCGGATTCGATTCGCGGATTACCGTGACGCGGCCGGGATACTCGCGGCTGAGATCCTCCAGCATAGCCGGGGTCTCGTCCGTAGATGCGTGATCCAGCACTACCAGTTCGTCGCACCACAGCAGCGCGACGCGAGCGGACAGGCCGATAACCCAGTCCTCATTCCGCGCTGGCATCGTTGCGATTATTTTCGGAGGCTTCATCAGTAGGCCCCGTCAACCAGCAACACAGTTTTCTCCGACTCGCCGCCGCGATAGGCAAACCACTCGGGCGGATTCGTCAGTGTCATCCCGCGCCGCCAGCAAATCACGCTGGCCGCCGTCTGATCGTGTCGATGCCCTCGCACGCGAGGATCGCTAGACGCCTGCCCATTGTCGTTCTTCCACGGCCCGCGAAATGCGCCATTCGTCGCATAGCGCATGTAGTCGTCCAGGAATGCCGCCCCAACTTCCGAGCGCAGATTCAACCCGAACGCCGTCGCCGCGACGTGCATGTGCGTCATCGACTCTTCGCGCGTCATCCCAAACAGCGGGAGTGCCGCGTCCGAGCACCACTCCCCGTTGGGCCACCAGTTTGCCGAAAACCAGTAGCCTTGCTTTTCGATAAGCGCCCACAGCGGATCAAGTGAGCGAATCGGCTTGATGCTGGCGTCCATCCACATCACCAGATCCGCGCCGAAGTCGCGGGCGTACTTGAGCGCGAACGCCTTAAACGCATACGGCGTGTCTGCGTGAGTCGGAGATCCCGGCGGTAGCGTGTGCGTCCACGCTTTAATGGGATCGGTGACAATGCCTTTCAGCCGCGCCACACCCCGCGCGTATCCGCCCGTCCCGACTGTGACGATGAGTCTGTTCATCCGTACACCAGCACGATGTTGGTCCCGTTGTACTGCCACTCTGCGTAGCCAACCATCCTCGCTTTGTTGCGCGCCTCTTCCAGCCGCTCGTCGTACTCCAGGCAGATGCACCGCGGCCGATGCCCGAGGTCCAGCAATCGGTTGAAGATGTCCACCGATAAGCCCTCTACGTCGATATTCACGAAGTCGAACGGCCCGTGCTTCTCGTAGAGTTCTTCGAGCGTTACCGTCTCGACTTCGATCTTCTGCGGGCGATAGTTCGCCAGGTGCTTCCACTTGTCGAATATCGCCTTCTCGCTTGTGCTCAGACCGTCATCCGAGATCCACATCGACACCGTTCCGGGCGTGAGCGCAATCGCCTTGCCGTACACCGTCACCCGCTCGCAGCTTCCGTACTCAGCAAGGATGTTGGCAAGCGGCCCCGGCGACGGTTCCAGCATTACCCCGGACCATCCCCTCTCAAACAGGGCGCGCGTGTTCGAGTTGTCAAACGGATTCCACGCACCGAGGTCCAGGAACTTCCCGTACTCCTGCGGGCAGGCGTTCAGGATGTGATGCTGCTCGTTCTCCTGGGAGTAGTCCTTCACACGTTCCTCGCAATCAGGCTTACTTCCGGCACGTCGATGTTTGTCCAGTCCTGCGACGGGCCAAGCCCCAACTTCCACGTTCTCGCGCGCCTTGAACCCGTTGGTTTCCAGAGTCAGCCGCTTGCAGCCGAACAGCTCGCGGAACTTCGGCACGAACTCCCCGAATTGCGGGTGCGATGTTGGCTCGCCCCCGGTAATGTCCACCCGATCAATGCCGTAGATGTATGGCGCGAGCGCCGCGAAGTACTCCCACGGATAATGCTCAGCTTTGCGCGTGTCCATCCGGCAGCAACACTGCGGGCATCGCAGGTTGCAGACTGTCGTGATGTCCAACGCTACTGCTGTGATTGCCCGCATTGGCCAGCAACCCACATGTACGTTTTCTCAAGACCGGCATACAGCCGTTGCGACGGCGCCCAGCCGAGCTTTTCCCGGATGAGCCGGTTGTCGGAGTTGCGGCCACGAACGCCGAGCGGCCCGGCAATGTGCTCGACGTGAATCGTCTTACCCGCGATGTCGGCAACCACCCGCACCAGGCCGTTGATGGATACCATTTCTTCGGAGCCGATGTTCACTGGGCCCGCGAAGTCGGACTCCATCAGGCGTCGAACCCCCTCGACGCACTCATCGACGTAGAGGAACGAGCGGGTCTGTTCGCCGTCTCCCCAGATCTCGATGGTGTCTCCGCTCTTGGCCCGTGCCACCTTCCGGCAGATCGCGGCCGGCGATTTCTCGCGCCCGCCCTGCCATGTTCCGAACGGCCCGAAGATGTTGTGGAACCGTGCGATGCGAACATCAAGTCCGTGATTGCGCGCCGCCGCCAGATACAGCCGCTCGCTGAACAGCTTTTCCCATCCGTACTCGCTGTCGGGATTCGCAGGGTAAGCCGACGCCTCGGAGCAATTCGGATTGTTCGCGTCCATCTGGTTGTGCTCCGGGTAGACGCACGCAGAGGACGAAAAGAACACCTTGCGAACTCCGTTGATTACGGATGCTTTGCACACGTTTAGGTTGATCTGCGCAGAGTTCTGAAGGATTGCTGAATCGTGCTCGCCGGTGAACACGAAGCCAGCGCCGCCCATGTCGGCTGCCAACTGGTAGACCTCATCGACGCACTGGCAGGCTTCCCGCGCAACATCATAATCGCGCAGATCGCCAATAACGAAGTTATCGCATGGCAGACCCATGAACTCATGGTGCTTCAGGTCAACACCGCGAACCCAATAACCCTCTGCCTTGAGTCGGCGAACAAGATGTCCACCGATGAATCCGCCCGCTCCACAAACAAGTGCTGTCTTCATGCTATTGGCTCGTGTCCTGGAAACCCGTGCGCCTTGCGCCACTTGAACTCTGGTAGGTGAACGTCATACGCCGCGTTCGCTTTGATGAGAAAGTCGGGACAGACAATCGGTTTCCCTTTCTCCCGCGCCTCGCGGATGAAGTGGTGGTGATAGTGCGACAGGTCCTCTCGGTTCCAGAGAATCCCCAACTTCTTAGCAACTTCGTGCATCTCTTCGTCGCCGAACATGTGATAGTAGTTCGGCCAGAACGGACCGTTGCCGCCGTACATGCGCCGGCAGAACTCGCGGCCCATCCACGGCGAACCGCAGATCTTGTCCACCCGGCTTTCGCTCCACAGCTTCATGTCGCCGGTTGGCTGCATGACGCCGAACGTCCCACCGAAGTGCGCCTCGCATTCCGCCGCGATCTCCGAAGGCATCTTGTTCGGGTCCGGCTTCATATCGTCTCCGCCCGTGACGATCCAGGACGCCTCGGGGTCCCGCGCCATGATCTCTTTGCAAAGCGCGTTCACCGCGACGTGGTAGCCGCCGTACTCGCCAGTAAGCAGCAGGTCGCACGGTATCGGCTCATCGCCAGCGTCGCGAAATAGCGCGAGCCGGTAGCCCTTCTCGCGCCACTGAGACAGGCACATCTCGGCCTCGGCCACTGGCCTCTTTGACGGAATCGCGTACCAAACACTCACGAAAGTTTGCTCCAATTCGGCCCGCACAGTTGGCGCGGCGATGTGTTGCCGCTGTGAATCGTTGCGTGCATCAAGTCTCCGGCGTCGGCCACGACCAATTCACCAGATTGCCAGGCTCGACGCGAGAAAGAGAAGTCCTCTCCGACGTGCTCCCGGTCGTTGAACTTGTTCGACTGCCACCAATCGCGGCGATAGCAGAGCGTGGTACCAGGAGCATACGTTGCCGATCTGTGCCGGTACTCCCACCACTCGCGGCCATCGGTGAACCGCAGAGCGTTATAACCGGTGACGGCCTTGCCGGACGATTCCAGCCTTGCGACTTGATCGGCCAACCGCCCCGGTGCCGAGTAGTCATCATCGTCCCAGTGCGCGATAACCTGCCCGCGCGCGGCCTCACATCCGACATTCCGCTTGTGCCCGATGGTTGATTTGCCCGCAAGCCACAGGTAGCGTATATCATCGGCGAGTGGAACGCTTTCCCGCTGATCCTCTCCGTCCGCGACGATGAGCAATTCGCGGCTTCGGTACGTCTGCCTCCGGTAACTCTCGATGGCTTTCAGCAACCACGACAGACGATTCCGCGTCAAGCACAGGCACGTCACAAAAGGGAGGCCCCGGAGCCGCCTCCACTATCGGCTCGGTGTGTTGCGGGACAAAAGCGGCTACCTCGTAGGCAACCGGCTCTTTCCGCGTGGAGTATCCAGGGTGATTGGCACGAGCCAGACCGCGCCGCAGCATGTCGCGGCCGCGAGAATCGCTCACGTCAAACACGCTTCCGGGCGGGATCATGTATCCGCGCCCCATGTAGATTTGCTTTTCTGCGATCAGTTGCATAGCTTAAAAGCGGGGGCCTCGGTGTGAGGCCCCCATGTCAGCGGGCGGGTGAACCCTACGCGGGCGACTGCGTGAACGCCCCGTAAACAAACGCGTTCGGCCGCTTCGCCACCAACGCCTCGCGCAACTCGACACGGAACGTGACGAGGTTGTACAAGAAGTCGGTGTCGTGCTGCGTCGCCAGGTCGATGGTGACGCCCATGCGAGTGCGGAGAACGGCGGCCCGAGCATCGCCAGAGCCGACCAGGAAATACCCCTTTGTCATCTGGGTCGTCGGAACGACGGTCGCGCCCCACAGCGAAGGCGAAGTCAGCGAAGTCGGATCTCCGAAGATGTAGCGGCCCGTCGAATCCTTGGCGCGCCTGATCTTCCAGTAGTCGCCAGGGTGCATGGCCACGAACGGATTCGCGGACATCTCGTTGTCTTCCGCGATCTGCTGCAACGCGCCAGAGATCATGTCGTGATACTCGTATCCGTCGCTCGCGGTCAACAGCGTCAGATCCCACGCCTGCGCCTGCGTGGTCAGGCCGTTGAGGTTGTTGCCGGTGCCGTCGCCGAAAAGGATCTGGTAGTCCTCTTCCTCCTGCACGCGGGCGATCAGAGAGTCGCGGATGAAGGCGTCGAGTTCGATGTTATCCGCGAGCACTTCGTCCGACGCCTTGGACGCGATGGCGATCTTCTTCACGTCCTCGTAGTCGGAAGTCACTGCGATGTCCACCAGCGGCTTCAGCCCGGCTTCAGCAACCGGAGACGCCTTCGTGGGGCGTACCGATTCCTTGAGCCAAGCAATCCGCGTGAGGTTCGTCGGGCGCGACGGAATAACGCTCCGCATCGTCAACGCCGGGCGCGGAATCTGGACGATTCCCGGCTCCATCTCAAACTGCACAACGCCAGGAGTTGCGATGCCGAGTCCGCTTATCGTGGCCGTCTTGCGGAACAGATCCGCGGCGGCGGCGCCGGTGACCTCGAAGGCCCCCTGCATCCCCGGAGACAACTTGTCGTGCTTCTTCCGGTATGCCATCCAGTCTTTCACGATGTCGGACTCGCGGACGGCCTCTTCAAACGTCTGCGGCTTGGTGGTCGATTCGACCTGCTTCTGCATCTTCTGGTCGATGGCATCGGCCTGCTTCTGAACGGCTTCGATCTTTTCCATCAGTTCCGTCCTGACCGCGCCGATGTTCTGCTTCTGCTCCGTCGCCTGATCGAGCAAAGACTTCAAGTCCTTCTCAAGCCCCTGCAATTGGACTTCGAGTTCCATGTGTTTCTCCTTCTGCCTCCCGGCAGTAGTCTGCGGGCAACCTGCCCTGGTTAGTTGGCGGCCAAGGACCGCACACGTTCGATGCAGTCCAACAGACCGGGTGGCAGGGTCGCCGGCGCGGTCTTGGTCTCCGGTTCCGAGGTGGACTCTTGCCCGGCGTCGGGCGGAGACAATTCTTTGACACTCGTGACTTGGGCTTTCGGCATCGCTGGAAACGTCACGATGCTGACTTCCCACAACTTCAACTCGTCGATGTGGCGGATGTAGCGATCCTTCTTTTCTTCCCAGGTTACGCGAAGCGCCTGGAATCCAATGCTCAGGCCCTTCATGAGCCGCTTCTTCAACTTGCCCAGTGTGCGCACGGCTACCGGATCGTCCATGTCGAGTTGCCCCTTGATGAGCAGCTTCTTTCCGCTCATCTCCAGAGTCCCCTCGCCGATCACGTCGCGGCTGTCGTGCTGCAACAAGACCGGCACAATGGGATTCTCGGCCAGTGTCTTCGTAAACGCGCCCTCCTCGATCACGTCGCCCTGCAAATCCTCGACGCCAATAATCGAGGCGATGCCCTTGAACTGGCCTGTGGACTCGTCGAGATCCTCCAGCTTGAATTCCTTGAACTCAATGCCGCCGCGATCCTCTGGTTTAACCGGCATAGCTAACCCCCTTCTTCGCGCTGCCAACCTTCACTAGCGCGGATGATTGCGCCGCCGTAGCGGTACCGCCGTCGTTCACCGTCTGCATGTTCAACTGGATGTGATAGTCGTCTCCGCCGTCATACGGGTTCATATCCTCAAGCGCGCGAACCTCATTCGGCGACATGATGCCGTTCTGCAACGCCGTCGAGAAACCGGCCATGCGCGATGCGAAGTCGCCGCGCAGTAGCGCATTCAACGTGTGCTTGAAGTAGTAGCCCTTGCGCTTCTCTTCGTCCGTGAGCAGCGAACGGTTCAGCGCCTTTTCCCATCGCACGCACCACGGCATAACTGTATGCGTCACAAACTGAATCGCTAGATGCTCAATGTTAGAGAACGTCGCGTGCGTTAGGTCCTGAACGAACGTCGGCGCGATCCGGAACCATCGGCAGATTTCCGCCACGGAGAATTGCCGTCCTTCGAGGAACTGTGCATCGCGCGGCGAGAATCCAAGCTCCGTGTATTTCAGGCCACCTTCGAGCACTGGGGCCTCGTGGAACTTATCGGACGTTCCGTACATCGACTTCCATCGCTCGTTGAACAGCTTGAAGTCTTCGTCGCTCTTGAACTTCAGCGGATGCTCAAGCAGATACGGGCGGCGGCCACCACGCGCAAACCAGTTAGAGACGTACTTCTGCTGGACCTCGGACAGGCCGATACTATTCTTCGCGTAGTTGATAACCGAGTAACCGGTGATGCCGTCGAACCCGAGGCCGCGAACGTGGAGCACGTCGATTGGCTCTAGCTCTATCGTCTGCGCTTCATCGGCGTACTCGTAATACAGGCTCTTGTCCCGGCGGCGCTTGGGCGTAACGCAGTCGGGATTCAGCGGCCATAACCCTAGCACCTCACCGCTGCCGCTTCGCCGCACCTTCCGGCAGTAGGCATTCCCGCGCAACAGGACATGCGCTGTGAGCGGTTCGCGCAGTTCCATGTCCGACATCTCCGGGTTAGGCTCGTCGTGCATGATGCGCCACAGCGGATGCTCGCGCGCCACGCGCTTCTCCCCGTTCACATCCTGCATGAGGTTCAGCGGCAGACACGCCAACGTTTCGGAGATCACGCGCACGCAGGCCCACACCACCGAGTTGCTCAGCGCGCTATCAGCCGATACCGAGATGCCTGATTCTGTCGGGCCACCGCCGCCAAGCAGCCGCCAGAACCGCATCATCCCGCTTTCGAGATACCACAGTTCCGGGTCCAGCTTGTTCAACGCGAACGCCAGCGACTTCGCAATCGGAGCTACTACCGCGCGCCGTAAGTTCATGCGGACAGCCACCTCACGCCGGGGATTGCCGCCTCCTCCTGCACGATGGCGCGGCTCAATGCTCCAATCAGTGCAACAGCGCCGTCAATCTTGTTCTCCGGGCGCGCCTTGCGCGGATACACGTTTTCCTTAGCGTCAACGCGCGCCTCGACGTTGCTCATCATCCAGGACAGGACCGGATCTCCGTTGTGCGCGATCCGCCGTTGCAGAATGCATGCTTCTAACTTCTTCATCGGCTCCGACAATCGCTGTACCGTCATCGGCACTGCCACCATCGGCAATCCGGCCGCGAGCATGCGCGTGCTCAACTCTGTCGCCTGCCACGGGTCGAAGCCGATTTCGCGGACGTTGAACCGCTGTGCGTCCTCAATCAGATCGGTTTCGATGAACTCGAAATCAATCACGTTGCCGGGCGTCAACGTCAACTTGTTTTCGTTCGCCCAACCACGGTAGTAGTCGTAGTTCGGATTGTCCGGCTGGACCGTATCTTCCGGCAGATAGTACGCGCCGAACGCGTAGAACTTGCCGTCGCGTTGGAACAGATATACCTTAGCCGCAACGTCGATCTTGGTTGCCAGGTCGATGAAGATCCAGCACGGCTCCCCCTCGAAGTCCGAAAGGCACAGGCCGCTGTCTGCGCAAGCGTCCCACGCCAACATGTTGAAGAACGCCGTGCCCGCGTTAACCCATACGTTGAGCCGCTTCGTGAGGAAGTTATTCTGTGACTGTGCCGACGCGCGGGCCTGCGCACACATCGCCGCGATGTCGTCCTTCAGGACCGATACACCGAAGTTTGGGTTCGCTTTCTCCCACGCTTCCGGTTGCGTCCAGTCGTCCTCCGGGTCAAGCGAGTACACAATCCCGAAGTACCGCTCGTCTTCGTGCCGTCCGCTCAGCACGCCCTTGATGTACTCGCGCTGCTCGTAGCAGACGCCAGCGCGATTGCTGCCCGCTGTCGTGATAGCCCAGATCAACGGCTGCCGCCGAGACCCGGTAGCGGAATTCAGCACGTCGAAGACCTCGCGGGTCTTATGGGCGTGCAATTCGTCGATGATTGCCCCGTGAACGTTGAGGCCTTCCAGACTATCCGCGTCCCGCGACAGCGGCTTAAAGAACGACGCCTTGGACGGAATGGTGATCGAGTGCGCCAGCGGCTCAACCCCAAATGCGCTCATCAACTCCGGCTCCCGCTTTACCTGCGTCCGCGCAATGTCCCAAGAGATCCGTGCTTGGTCTCGCGTCGTTGCCGCCGAGTAGACCTCAGCCCCCGGCTCTCCGTCCGCACAGAGCAAGTACAGTCCGACGCCAGCGGAGATCGTAGTCTTCGCGTTTTTTCTGGGAACCTCGATGTAGACCTTGCGGTATCGCCGGATGCCCGCCGCATCAACCCATCCGAAAACCGTAGTGAGCACGAAGCATTGCCAGTCTTCGAGCTTGATATCTCGGCTTTTCCACTTTCCCTTGACGTGTGGTAGTTTCTCGATGAACGAGCAGATAGCGCGTGCTCGCCTTTCGTCGAAGTGAAACTCGAAGTCCTTGCGGGCAAGATCGTCGACTTGGCGTTGGCAGGCGCGCCGCACAAGCTCGCTTGCGGGCAAATCCCCAGTGAGAACCCTGTCACAATAGCGCCTGGCGGCCCTGAGGTAGTCACGCATTCACCACGAACTCGGAAAACTTTCCGGCCTTCTCTTTCGCTTCGGGGAGCTTGATCTTGCTCTGCGCCGTCGGCGTGATCCCCAACTGCAAGCGCAGCGAGTTCAACACCATCCGTTCGCGCGCGCTCATCTCGTACTTACCCTTGGCGTCCTGGATCATCCGGCCGTAAAGCAGGCAGTATTCCTCCAGTGTCCCCCGATGCACCTGGCTCAACACCTGCGAGTACTGCGAGTGCTTCGTCAGCCGCTCCCATTCCACACGCGCATCTTCTTCCATCCACTCGGGCGGATCTCCGATAATCTCCGGCGTCAACGCCACCTTCCGGGCATGTCGATCCTTGCGGTATGTGCCCTCCGCTTTGTGGATCAGTATCGGCTTGGGGGAGCGAGGCATTGTTTTCTATCGGTTACCGGATTCGCCAATGTGAAAATTAATC